ATTGCTAGAGGAAACACGCAAAGAGTACAGGGAGTGGAAAGAAAACAGGTCTTCCGCGTCCGACTTTATGACTAAGCGCATGAACATACGGCAGGGAAACAGTGAGGTGGAATTAACATCATGGGAAAACATTCTGATAACGCGGCAGGAAGTAGAGCCGCCGATCATGCGGGAAACCGGAGTGATCGGCATAGACTACACAAAAATAAATGATTTTGCAACGGCTGGCGTACTCACAAAGCGGGGCGCAAAGTTTGTCTTTAAACAGCATACATGGATATGCGCAAACAGCGCGGACTTGCCGCGCATAAAATTTCCGTACATGGAAGCGGTGGCAGCAGGGGACGCGGAGATCGTAGACGCGCCGGAAATCCCGCCGGAACTGATCGCGGACTGGGTAGAGGTACAGACAAACTTTTACAATATCCCCATGCTGGCGTTAGATGATTACCGCTTCGCTTTACTGAAGACAGCACTGGCGCGCGTCGGCTTTACTTATGAAAATAAAAATATAAAGCTGGTGCGCCCGTCTGACAAAATAAAGATAGAGCCGATCATTGACAGCGGCTTCCGCAATCACAATATAGTATATGGCGACTGCCCGATCATGCGGTGGTACACGAACAACACAAAAAAAGTGAAATCGAAAAAATATGGAAATTATGAGTATCAGAAAATCGAAGCAAAGAGCCGGAAAACAGACGGATTTTTCGCGTATGTTGCAGCAATGACGCAGCATGAACTAATACCGGAACAACAGACGGGCGGCGAAGTGCTACCACTATTCACATTCTAAAGAAAGGGGGTGGGCGGCGTGAACATGACAGAGTATTTTTTAAAAGCCTTCGGGAAACAGTCAACGATCAGCGTAAAGACACAGATTGCGGAAGAATTTACAGAAGTTTTTTTTAAGGAACTGGCGACAGCTTGCGCGATCAACATGGTGGCAAACACGATCGGAAAGTGCGAGATCAGAACATTTGTAAAGGGAAAGCCGGAGCGCGGCGCAGAGTATTACTTGTGGAACTACGAGCCAAACCCGAACGAAAACAGCAGCGACTTTATGCAGCACTTTATTTCTAATCTATGCTATGACAACGAAGCTTTAATCGTGGAAATGGGCGGCTATCTGTATGTAGCAGACAGTTTTTGCCGGAGGGCATACGCATTTTATGAAGATGTGTTTTCAGGAATCACGATCGGGGACTTGACGCTTCAAAGGTCGTACACGTCCGGCGAAGTGATCTATATGCAGCTAAACAACATAGACGCAAGGCGGCGGCTGGAAGGATCATTTACAAGCTACGGGCAGACGGTGGCAAAAGCCGTTAGAAATATGCTGCGGCAGGGATCACAGAAAGGCATATTGAACATTGACGCGAACACGTCCCAGCAGAAAGACTTCCAAGAAAAGTTAAACGAACTTATAACCGAACGCTTCAAGCCGTTTTATGAAGCAGGATCGGCGGTTTTGCCATTACAGAATGGCTATACATATACGGACGTGACAAAACAGGGGACGACGGCAACGCCAGCAGACATAAACGAGCGGATCAATTACGAATTTGAAATGGCGGGGCGCGCGTGGCGTATTCCAAAAGCCCTTATACTGGGGGACGTTTCCGAGGTCGAAAAGATCACTAAAAACTTTCTGACTTTTGCCATTGATCCGATCACGGAAAAGCTGGGAGAGGAAGCGACGCGCAAGCGGTACGGCGCGAAACAGTTTTGTAAAGGGAATTATATTGACATTAACACAAACTGCATACAGCATATAGACATTTTCGAGCAGGCGACAAACAGCGACAAGCTACTTTCCAGCGGCTTGTACTGTATCGACGAACTGCGCACAAAGCTGGGCGACACAGCGATCGGAAGCGACTGGTCGCAGAAACATTATATAACAAAAAATTACGCCGAAGCGGAAAAAATGGCGCATTTAGGCGACACGGAAGGGGGTGGCACGGAATGAAACAGCAGAAAGCGCACTATTGCTTCAGACAGGAAGTAGGATCGGACGTACATAAATTGTATATCTATGATGATGTGTCGGAATACGGCACATTTGACTGGTGGACGTGGGAATATACCGAAAGCGAGACAAGCGCAGAATTTTTCAGAAAGGCACTGGCAGAGATACCGGACAGCGCAACCGTTGAATTACATATCAATTCATACGGGGGATCAGTCAAAGAGGGGATCGCAATCTATAACCAGCTTAAACAGAAAAAATGTAAAGAGATTGTGGCGTATGTTGACGGCTTCGCGTATTCTATCGCGTCAATTATCATGCAGGCGGCAGACCGCCGGATCATGGGGCTGGGTACAAGCCTTTTAATTCACAATATGTGGCTATCGGTGGCGGGGAACGCTGCCGAACTGCGGAAAGCAGCGGACGATCTCGACACGCTTATGGAGAGTAACAGGCAGATTTACATGGAGCGCGTGAACATCACGGAAGGCGAACTGATCGAAATGCTGAACAACGAAACCTATTTAACGCCCGAACAGGCGGTGGAAATGGGCTTCGCTGACGAGGTGGACAAGGCGGCAACGCCCGCGCCGGATATGACACAGCAGCTACAACAGCAGCTTGCACAAATGCGACGCGAAATGACGGCGCAGAAGGCTTTCCGCGAGGAAATGAAAGAGTTTTGCAGGGCAAAACAGAAAAAGGACGAGGACGCGGACGACGAAGACGACGAGGAAACAGACGACGAGGACGGCACAGACGACACAGGCGACACCGGAAGCGACGACGACGGCGGGGACGGTACAGACGAGGACACGGACGACAAAGACGACGAAGACGACGAGGACAAAAAGCAAAAAGGCACTCGAAAATATAAACTTGCCGCACTGATCGGATCAGCGGCGGCGCAATATCTGAAAGAGAGGTAAAAAGAACATGAAAAGCAAAGACGTTAAGGAACTGACACGCGAGGAACTGGCGCAGGCGTTCAACGAAGCATTAAAGAGCGAAGACACAGCACAGGTGGCGCAGGCGTTCGCGGATATGGCAGAAAATATCCAGCAGGAAGTATTGGAGCGCGCAAAGGACACGGCAGCGGTTGAACAGATGGACGCGGCAGCACTGGCGGCGCGGGGGCTGCGGCAGATCACTTCCGAGGAAAAGCGGTACTATGAAGCACTGATTACAGCCATGAAGTCGAGCGATCCCAAGCAGGCACTGGCAAATTTAGATGTTACAATGCCCAAGACGATTATTGAAGACGTTTTCGACAGTCTGAAAGCAGAACACAGGCTGCTTTCCGTGATTGATTTTAATAATACAACCTATGTCACAGAATGGATTTTAAACAAGAACGGAAAGCAGAAAGCCGTATGGGGAGAGATCACAGCGGAGATTGAAAAAGAACTGTCCGGCGATTTTGAAAAGCTGGATATGGTTATGTTCAGCTTGACCGCGTTTATGCCCGTTGCAAAGTCAATGCTGGATTTGGGAGCGACGTGGCTTGACAGCTATGTAAGACAGGTTTTGCAGGACGCTTTATACGTCGGGCTGGAAGAAGGGATTGTGTGCGGTACAGGCGTTAAAATGCCGATCGGTATGATGAAAGACTTGAACGCTTCCCGCACGGACGGCGCGCCCTATCCCGACAAAACCGCGATCAAGGTTACGGCGTTTACGCCGGAAGTGTACGGCGGGCTGATCGGGCAAATGGCGGTAAGCAGGAACAACCGCCCCCGCGCGGTCGGCGAAGTGATTATGGTCGTAAATCCGGTTGATTACTGGCAGAAAGTTATGCCCGCAACTACGATCCAGCGTCCCGACGGCACTTTTGCAAACAATGTACTGCCTTATCCCACGGACGTGATCCAGTCCGAGGAAGTACCCAGCGGAAAAGCCGTTATGGGCATTGCAAAACAGTATTTTTGCGGGATTGGCACAGGAAAAGACGGCGTGATCGAGTATGACGACAGCTACAAGTTTTTGCAGCGCGAAAGAGTTTACGCCGGACACCTTTATGGCAACGGCAAGCCGAAGGACAACAACAGCTTTCTTGTGCTTGACATTAGCGCACTGCAACCCGCCGCATACACGGTATATGCACAGGGTACGGCAGCGGCAGCAGAGCCGGAAACCGTCGAGAAAACCGAGTGGACGGAAAGCGAGTTAAACGCGATGACAGTGACGCAGATCGAGGGGCTGGCAGCATATAAGGGCTACACACTGACAGGCAGCAACAAGGCAGAAAAGATCACTTCCTTCCTTGCAGCACAGACGGCAGCGGGCAGCAACTAACAGACAAACAGGCGGCGGGAGTTTTCCTTGCCGCCTATCATAAAAAGGCGGTGCAATATGGCAGAGGTACAGGAAAAGACAGCCGAAGACGTTCTGCTGGAAGATATTCTGAATGATTTGGATATTACTTTTGAGGACGAAGCGACAAAAAAGAAAATGCGGGACATTATGCAGCAGGGGATCGGGCGGCTGGAAAAATTAAAGGGCGGCAAGATCGACTTCGCAAAAGAAATGACCGCGCGGACGCTGCTTTTTGCTTTCTGCCGTTACGGAAGATCAAACGCCATAGAGCAATTCGAGCATGATTTTTCGTGGAACTTGACAGGGTATGCGCTGGAAGAAGCGGTGGCGAATGTACCGAAAAAAGAAAGCGGGGCAGCAGATGAAGGCAAAGTTTGAAGAATTTAACGACGGGATCGCGGACGTGTATTGCGTGAACGACGAAGACAGGCTGGAAAAGATAAAAAAGGGGCTGCGCTTCGGCAATGAAAACGTGGGGATCACAAGACATTATGCGGCGCAGGCGGCAGATACCCGCGTAGATCGCGTTATACACATTCTGCGGCAGCAGGACATAGAACCGCATCAAGTTGTAGTGATTGAGGGCAAGCAATACGACATTGACAAAGCAGATCATTTAAAAGACACGCTGCCACCGATCACGAAACTAACGCTTGTTAAATTCGAGAAACACAGGGAAAGGGAATTTGCATGAACATAAACGCAGCAAGGGCGATCCCACCGGATCAGTTAGGGCTTGCGCTTTCTGAAGTGCTGCTGGAATGGGCAGACGTGCAGGAAAAAGAGTTTGTAAAGGCGATCGACGAAGCCGCCGAAGCCTGCAATCAGACCGCGAAACAGTATGCGCCAGTAAGCAAAAGGCGGCGCGCTGGAACATACCGGAATAGTTTTGCGATAGATAAGGGCTGGCAGGAACGCCACCACTACGCGGCAGAATGGCACGTTGAAGCACCGGAATACAGATTAACGCACTTGCTGGAAAACGGACATTTAACGAGGGACGGGACACACAGGACAAAAGCGGTCAAGCATATTAAATATGGGCGGCAGATTGCCGAACAGGTTTTGGACGAACGGCTGGCAGGATTGTGGGGTGGTAGCTGATGAATATTGAAGAATATCTGAAAAAAGAAACAGGGCTTCCGGTCGCGGAAGTAGCTTTCACACAGCCACAAAAGCTGCCATTTGTCGCTTTCATTGACCGGACACAGGAAGACGGCGACGACTTCCACGCACAGATCATAACGCACGATCTGACAGTCGAATTTTACGCGGCGCGCATAGACGCGGGGAACGAAAAAAAGATTGAAGCGGCATTTGCAAAGCAGGCGTGGAAAGCGACAAAGGACAGGGAGTGGATCGCAGAAGAAAAAATGTTCGTAACAATTTATACAACAAATTTCACAGAAAAGAGGTAGAAAGGCATGGCAAATAAAAAGGGAACAAAGGAAAAAGTCACGCTGGGAAGCGGTATGCTTTATATGGCAGAGTTTACGGGCGATTTTGCGAAAGACTTTGCAGACATTTTAAAGCAGCTTATGACAGAGGAAAACCACGCGGGCTGGATCAAGGGCGGCGCAAGTATTGAGTACAAGCCTACAATGACACAGGAAAAAGACGATTTAGGGCATATCGTCAAGGAAATTCTGACGGACGAGGAAGCCACTTTCAAGTCGGGGCTTTTCACATGGAACGGGCAGACGCTGGCGAAGTTTGCGGCTACGGCAGAAATTACGACGGAAACAAAGGACGGGAAAACATACCGCCGCTTGAAAATCGGCGGAACGGCAAACGACGACGGGAAACAGTATGCGATCCTGTTTGTGCATGAAGATCCGGTGGAAGGCAACTGCTATCTGCTTGTGGTCGGCAGAAACAGCGCAGGATTTACAATCACATTCGCGCCGGACAGCGCAACCGTGATTGACGCGGAATTTACCTGTAAACCGCACGACGAGCGCGGAACGCTGATCGAGTTTGTGGAAGAAATCGACGAGGAATACCAGCAGACATACACGGAAACAGAGTTAAACGCGCTGACCGTGGCACAGATTGAGACGATCGCAAAGGCGAAAGGCTACACGCTGACAGGCAGCGACAAGGCGGCAAAGATCGCTTCCTTCCTTGCAGCACAGACGGCAGCAGGCGGCGGGAATGACGCAGGGCAGGACAGCGGCAAAGAATAACAGATAAACGCGGGGCTGGTATTTCCAGCCCCAGCACATTACAAAAAAAACAGAGGGAAAGTAAAGATATGAATTTTAAAGTAAATTTTCAGAAAGCAAGAAGAAATTACATGGTTTTGACGTTTGACGACGAGCGGGAAGTGGAAAAAGACGGGAAAAAAGTAAAAGAAGAATATGAAAGAGTAATACAGGTAGGTATGCCGAAAAAGCGCGTCTTTTCTGCTTTAATGGATATGCAGGAAATCATGGACAAAAGGGACGACGCGCAGACAAAAGAGGAAAAGAATGAAGCAAACAGGGAGATCATAGATGAATTATACGATCTCACAGCGAAAATTCTTTCCAATAATCTGAAAGGCGAAATTATAACAACGGAATGGGTGGAAGACCAGTTTTCAACAGACGAAATAAAGGAATTTTTCGCCCAGTACGTTAAGTTTGTGAACGGCGAAGCGGCAAACCCAAACTAGAGCCGCCCTTCTATCCGACGGACGAAGCCGGATTTTATGACATACCGACATACTGGGAACATTTGGTGTATGAATACACCGGACTGAATGTAAACGAAATAGAAGAACTGGAATATATAGACTATTTGCAATACAGGCGGGACGCTTTCATACATGAAATGAATAAATCAGAAGAAGGGCGTGAATATCTGGAAAATGCGCGGACGCTATCGCAGACAGAGCCGGACAGACAAAGCCTGCGGCGACTTTTCGGAAAGAGAGGGTAAGCGGCAATGTCAAAGGGACTAAAGGGAATCACTGTAAAGATCGACGGCGACACAAAGCCGTTAAACCAAGCACTTTCAAAAGTGAACGCGGAAACAAAAAGCCTGCAGGGAGAGCTAAAGGGCATAAATTCCATTTTAAAATTCGATCCGAAAAATACGGAACTGCTGGCGCAGAAGCAAACCGTTTTATCACAGGCAATCGAACAGACGGAAAGCAAGTTAAAAACGCTGACGACGGCACAGCAGCAAATGGCAGAAGCCGGAAAAAATGCGGACAATAGCGCGGAGTACCGAGATTTACAGCGGGAGATCGCAGCAACGCAGCAAAAACTGGCTGGCTACAATACCGAACTGAAAAATACACAGACAGCGCAGAAAGCGGCGGCGAAAGAAGCGGAAACGCTGGGGCAGAAAATATACAAGATTGCAAGCCATGTACCGATCGTGGGAAAGCTGGCAGATGGTTTTGTAAAAGCAAAGCAGAAAATAGCGGAAACGGTAAAGGAAAGCGCGGCAGTACAGAAGATCGGATCGGCGGTCGAGGGCGCAAAAAAGAAGGTTGAAGACTTTAAAAACGCCCATCCGCACGTTAAGAAAGTTGCAGACGCTTTCCACACCATGAGGGAGAAAGCGGACGAATTAAAAAACAAGCTGCCTTCCTTAAAGCAATCACTGACAGCGGTGGGAAACGCGGCAGCAGGCGCGGCAAAAGGCGGCTTCAAGGCGTTGGAAGTCACGATCAGCGGCACAATGAAAGCATTTGCGGCTTTTTCCACGGCAGCACTGACAGCAGGCGCGGCGATCGCAAAGAACGCGGTGGAACAATACGCCGATTATGAACAGCTTGTGGGCGGCGTAGAGACGCTTTTCGGGGCTGGCGGGCAATCGTTAGAGGAATATGCCAAAAGCGTCGGGAAATCGACGGCAGACGCAAAAAAAGACTATGACAGTCTGATGAAGGCGCAGGACACAGTTTTAAAAAATGCTGACAACGCATATAAAACCGCCGGACTGTCTGCAAATGAATATATGGAAACCGTAACGGGATTTTCTGCCGCGCTTATTAAGAGCATGGGCGGGGACACCGAAGCGGCAGCAAAGAAAGCGGATATGGCGATCACAGACATGGCAGACAACGCCAACAAAATGGGATCGGACATATCATCAATACAAACCGCATATCAAGGCTTCGCAAAACAGAATTATACAATGTTGGACAACTTAAAACTGGGCTACGGCGGTACAAAAGAGGAAATGCAGCGGCTTTTAGAAGACGCGACAAAGCTATCCGGCATTGAGTACGATATATCTTCATACGCGGACATTGTAGACGCGATCCACGTCGTACAGACAGAAATGGGGATCACGGGGACAACCGCAAAGGAAGCAAGCGAAACTATATCGGGATCGATCAGCGCGGCGAAGTCGGCATACCAAAATCTTATGACGGGGCTGGCTGACGAAAACGCCGATCTGGACGGGCTGATCGACAACATGGCTGAAAGTGTTTTAACGGTAGTTGACAACGTGCTTCCGCGCGTTATGGAAACCGTGCCACGGATCGTCGAGACAGTCCCGAAGCTGATAGAGGGACTAAGCGCGGCATTTGCAGGAATAGCCGGACAGTTAGGCGGGCTTGCGGATCAGCTTTTGCCGCCGCTCATGCAGGCATTTTTTACACTGATACGGACAGTAACAGGCGCATTGCCTACACTGTTACCGCAGATATTAAACGCAGCAATAACACTTTTTAGCGGGATTTTACAGGGGCTAACGGAAACCATACCACAGCTTCTTGCAATGCTTCCGACGATCATTCAGACAATATCACAGGCACTTATAACAAATCTGCCGCAGATCATTTCAATGGGCGTACAAATTCTTGTAAGTCTCATTAACGGCATTTCACAGACGATACCCCAACTTATAACCGCAATTATAGAACTGATCCCCGTTATCGTGCAGGCGATCATGGATAATTTACCGCTAATCATAGACGCGGGGCTAAACCTTTTATTATCCCTTATATCGGGCATAGTACAGGCGATCCCGCAGCTTATAGCAATGCTGCCGACAATCATAAATACGATTGTGTCGCAGATCGTTTCCATGCTGCCTAAGATCATAGAAACAGGCATACAGCTTTTAAATTCGCTCATATCGGGAATTGTGCAGGCAATCCCGCAACTGATCGCAACGCTGCCACAGGTCATTACTTCGACAGTGAACACGATCATAGCAAATCTGCCAAAGATCATACAGACGGGAATTGAACTTCTGGGCGCGCTCATATCGGGAATTATTCGGGCGATCCCGTCGCTGGTCGCAGCATTACCACAGGTATTTTCTGCGATCATCAATACTTTCAAGGGGATCAACTGGGCAGATTTAGGAAAGAATATCATAGACGGCGTTATAAACGGCGTAAAGAACGCCGCCAGCAGTCTGATAAATGTATTTAAAGATTTAGCGGAGTCGGCACTGGACGCGGTAAAAGACTTCTTCGGAATTGCCAGCCCGTCAAAGGTCATGCGGGATCAAGTCGGGAAAATGCTTCCGGCAGGCATGGCAGAGGGCGTGGAAGACGGCATGGACGCAGAGGAAAAGCGGATCAAGGCGGCAATGGCGCGCGGAGTGCCTACGACGATCGACGGGTACATAAAGGCAGGCGGCAGCGGTACGGCGGGAAGCGCACAGACGGCAGCAGGGGGCGGCGGTTTTGTGCAAAATCTGACAATCAACAGCCCGCGTGAATTATCGCCTTCAGAAACAGCGAGACAGACGCGGAACGCAACGCGGCAAATGGTTTTAAGACTAAAACCGACTTAAAGGGGGACATGGAATGAAAGTTATAAAATGCGAGAACGACAACGGGCTTGCTGCCGTGTTTACCTACGATCACGATACAACGGAGTTTTTTCTTGTGTCGCTTGACGGCGTATACAAAATGAAAAATGCGGTACATACATCACAGAACGCCACGACAGACGGCAGCAGCTACGGCGGGGAAACGCTGGAAGAAAGAAACATTGTTATTACAGCGAATATCCGCAGGAATTACAGGGAAAACAGGGAGTATTTATCGCGCGTCTTTAAAAAGGGCGCAGAGGGTACATTTTACCACACAGAGGACGGGCAGACACGAAAAATAAAGTACCGTGTGGAAGATATTGATATAGCGGAAAAGGGCGTTTTACGCCCAGCCGTTATATCGCTGATCTGTCCCGATCCCTATTTTAAGGACGACGCAGCGACGCACATTGAAATGGCAAGCTGGGAAAGCGGCTGGGAATTTCCTTGCGAGATACCGGAAAGCGGCATGGAATTTGGTACACGGTCAAAAGAAACAATCAAGGTCGTGGACAATGACAGCACAACGGCGATCGGTATTCAAATGACGATCATTGCGGAAGACGTTGTTATAAATCCGTCCATTATGAACGTGACGACAGGGGAAACGCTGAAATTACTTTGCACTATGCAGCCGGACGATCAGATCATCATAACGACAGAACAGGGAAATATTGACGTTGTACTTTTTCGCGGCGGGGAAAAGATTGACTATAACTACACCGTGGACGAGGAAAACGAAGGTTACGTCCAGCTAGAGACAGGCAGGAACTATATAAACTATACGGCAGACGAAGGTGGCGACTACATGAACGTAAATTTTGACTTCGAAAATTGCTATGTAATGCCGTAGAGAGAGGGGGGAGAGCATGGCGCAGACAGCGGTGGAAATGCGGCAACAGAAACAGGTAAAAGTATATGATATAAACCTTATGCGGCAGGGCGTGATCGACGTTTACAGATCGCTTATATGGACGCGGAAATATTACGAAGCCGGAACGGTGGAACTTCACGCCGCTTTAAACAGCAGGAATTTAAAACTATTGCAAAAAGGCAATATTGTGGCAATGACAGGATCGGTGGAAAGTGCGATCATTAGCGGAATGGCAGCGGACGACTATTCAAACGAGATCACAGCAACGGGCAGTATGCTTTCTGCGGGACTTTCAAGGCGTGGCATCAAAACAGTGGTAAATGTGACAAATACGCCCTATGAAGACGTTATGCGGCAGCTTGTGGACATTTCCGCAATAAGAGGAACAAACCCGCTTACGCGCCTTATACTGGGGGCAAAATGCGGCGCAGGCGGCACAGTAACGCTTCAAGTGTCCTATAAGGATTTATATACATACATGACAAAGTTATCAGCTTGCAGCAATTTGGGCTTCCGCATACGCGGGGACTATAAAGAAAAGCAATTCGTTTTTGAGGTATACGAGGGGAAAGACCACAGCGAAAATCAGACCGGAAACAAGCGAGTTATATTTTCAGAAGTATACAGGAATATAAACAAAGCCACATTCACGACAAACGATCAGAATTATAAAACCCATGCGATCGTGTTCGGGGACGGAGAGGGAACGGCGCGCACGGTTATGGAAGCGACGATTGATCCGACGGCGACAGGCTGGGAACGGCGGGAAATCATGGTGGACGCGCGGGACATTAAGCGG